GCTCGGCTTTATCTGTATTATAAACCTCCGAAAAGTATCCTAGTGGAGAAACTAATTGCAAGCTATATGTTGATGGATTGTTAATAAGATCTTCAGCAATCTCAGGATTTAATACATCAAGGTCAGGAAAATAAGACCAAAATGCATTTGTTTCTTTTTGAGTATCTGACCCAGCAGTAGCACCAGCAGGAATCAAAGAGTAGAATCCCAATCCTTGAGCAACTACACGTTTAGCAGGTTCTGTTTGTACAACGGAAAAACCATCAGCCCAATCAGGATAAGATTGAATACCCTTAAATGCAAATCCCTGTGCGTAATAATTAGCACCAAATCCTTTAGGAAAATAATCAATCCAAGTATTTCCTGAATCAAGTGCAACTTGTTTATTTACCGCTTTATTTAGTTTGCTTTTAGTGTCAAATTGAGATACAGGATTCATTTGAGCTTTAGTATACTCCCACCAATTAGGAAGCAATGCAGCATCAGAACGATAGTTATACATCAAGCCATCTTCATCTTCTGTATCATCTTGTCCTGTTTTGTTTACTGCATCTACTAAGTCAAATACCTCATGAGTTTCAGATACAACACCATTGGTATCAGCTGCACGAACAGTACCTTTATATGACGTATTTAATGTGTCAGTTGAAACCTCATCCCTTCTATTGGGGAATTCAAAGTTTGATGCTGAAGGAATGGGTAGTGCAAATGTCGGATTGTTGCTCTTATCAAATAAAACAACTCCAAATCCTGTTTTCTCACCACGCATATTACTTTTATGCATAGCCGCATTATACACGTGTTTATGCCCTGCTGTTCCTAAGTTTTCGATAGTAGGAAATACTCCTGTCGCAGTATCGTCAACAAATTCAACTTGATTTTCTATATCTCTTGACTCATAGCCTACATTCATTAAATATAGTCGACTATTGAAGTATCGAATAGCTTTCGCCCTTCTGATGTTGGCACCATTAGATGATTGCTCTTCAGGATCTAATTCAGTTGCGCCATCAAATAAAGCATCAGCCTTATCTAATACATTTATAACGTTCATTCCCGTAGTAACAGGAATACTTGCGATAACCTGAGATACAGGCGGTGTACCAATTGGATCTCCTGCATACCATGAATCTCTACGTAATTCGATATAAGCGAACATATTGTCGTTCTGATATCTAATCCTTAGGTGATTGCCATAAGATGTAGGAGAATTGATGTCAGGTGCACTAGAGAACGTTCTAGAGAATGGATATTGTGGCCCATTTGCAGGACTAGCATTTCTAACTACCGGAATCAACTCGGTAATTGGAGAGAACTCAGTTGTTTCACCTTCTGAATCAACAAATCTATATGCGTAAGAGTAACTGCCAACATTCAACCCTGTTCCACCAACGACATAATCATAACCTGAGGAGCTTGGATCTTGTTTAATGAAGGCAGGTTTGTATAATATAGCTGAGACTTGAATCTCGTATGCTTCTAACTGAAATTCAGAGAAATACTTTTCAGTACAATCTACATCACCCGAATTATCAAGTAGGTCTTTTACATTGAAAACTAACGGAGGTGTATTGTTGTTTGTTACATAAAATTCACCGCCTACACAGCTTTCGTTCTTATCGTACTGTAATGGATGGGCTAAATCAAATGGTAAATTTTGACTATATGCTACAATGACACCATCAACACGAATAATAGGATATTCATCCTCTTTTGTTGATGCCCATATTTCTACAATGTGACCATTTATTTCCTGAGCCATCATGCACTGATAACCAACAAATGTAATTGTACCTACAGGATTACATCTATTATCAATTAAGGGGAACAATATAGATTCACCTTTAATCTTTTTCTTAGCGAAGTTATTCCCGTCCATGGAGATACTACGCATATTAAGCGCATCTACGTGCTCTCCTTGTTCACTAGATCCTAAGAACTCATTATTGGTATCGGAATTAATACCTTTTTGGTAAGTTTTAATATCTTGAGGATGGTGTTGCTGCTTCATATTATTTCTTAAATGGGAAACGCTTATTTAAAGTATCTTTTCTTTGTTGGCAGCTACTACAGCCGCCTGACTTATCACCAGATGCTTTAGCAACAAATTTAGCAACTTTATCCATTTGAGTAATTCTAGCGACCTTTTCTACTACATCGCCAAGACCTTTAACTTCAGCCATATCAAATATGTTTCTCACCATTTTACTTTGTCGGCCCAGTATGCAGCACTCATTTTACCCTTAGCAATATTCTTAGAGTGACGAGCTTTAAATCGTTTTCTACGGTTAGCATAAGCTTCAGACTCACCTGCTTTTTTAGGAGAACCTTTTACGCCTTGCTGTCCAAAGCGAATAATTTTCTCTACACCACCTGAACACGCTTTAACAACGTGAGACTTTTTTGGGTGACTAGGTGTTGACTTAGGCGAATTGCACTTCATCAACTCTTTCTTGAGTGTCTGTGGCATTACTAATTATTTTTTTCTATTTTTAAAATCCTCAGATTGAGTGTATAGGTTTCCAGATCTTTTATCAGCTCTGTAATTTGACATTGCTTCACGTCTATCATCACCTGGTTTCCATGATCCATAGCTAAATTTTTCAGCACGTTTTGCTGATTTAAACCCAAATACCTCTCCTCTTTTTTGAGCTTCTTCATACGCTGCTCTAGGATTATCTCTTAAATCAGTCCATGTTTTCCCTCCATCATTCGGAAATACGGTTGGGTTTACAGTGTATTTATATTTACCACTTCCTCCCTCTCCACTAGACATAACGTGAGTTGAAACGGATCCATCTTCATTTTGCAATGGTGTAACCTCACTTCTGATAGCCTTAGCTATTGCTTTTCTTTTTCTAGTTATTAATTTATCTTCCCCTGGCATAGCTAATTACTTATGGTACATTGATGAGATGTATTCTTCCATAGAGGCTTTCTCTTTGGAATCCATGGCTTTTATACGTTTCTTAGCTTTATTCCAGCTTCCGTTTACAAGGTCATTGAGCTTCTGATATGCATCTGTCCATAATGGGCGATACATTCTAACGTCACGAGCTTTCATTGCATTGTAGAACTTCTCTTCAACGTAGTCAACTACAGCACGCTCAAAGAATCTAGGAATAACAGGCAAATCACCATTCTCTACACCCATTCCGTTATATACAATACGAACAAATGGAAATCCTTTACATTCTTTGCTGAACATAATCAATCCATTAATTACATTATAGTAGTATTTAGGACCATAATAACCCTGCATATTGTGGGTATATACACGTTGGTTAGGCTGATAGATATCAGATCCGTTACTTCCATCATCTTTTACCTGCGCAGTGTATCCATTACCATCAGCAGTATTGTTAAACAAACGCTTCCAATATACCATCTGAGTCTTTTGTGGATTACACAAAGATCCATTGTACATATAGATTTCACGAATGTTAAATACATTTTTTGGCATTTCAATCTGACAATTGTCAGGGAATTCTACATCTTGCTGAACCTTCAACCAAAAAGTATCAAATGATAACTCCTGCATAGCATCCTGAATACGAGATATATACCATCCCTTAGGAAAGCCCTTCTTGTAGTCTGTGTCATTCACTGTAGCAGTAACTTCTGCTAATAAGTGCTCTATGGATACGTAGTCGTTAGAAGTCATTATTGTGCGGTTTGTTGAGGTGTTGTATCAGGAGTTGGAACAGATCTGTTAGCATATAACCTTGGATCAAGGTCTGCATCATCCTCTCCGTCATTAATATTTTCCTTAGGCATTAACATTACAAATCTACCAAGTTGTAGTACTTGCATCATTAATTCCTGAATCATTTCTTCTGGCAATGGAATATCCTCATCTAAATTACATAGTGTTTTTGGGTCAAGAGTTGCTTTTACTGCAATCTCAACATCCTTAACGGGAACACACTCTAATCCAAGTAGATAGATTCTGTTTACTTTAACACCATCAATGTGATCTCCAATACGATAGAAGTAAGGATTTTTAGCGCTAGGCTTAGTATACTCATCTAAGTACAAGTGCTGAACACTACCCAAGTTTACGCCCTGAAACCATACTTGAGCAAAAGAAGGACCCTCGCATTTGCAAGTTTCCTCATTATATGTGATATAGATTACACCGGAGTTATTAGGCAAATCCATAATCTGCACCGGTAAATCAATGTATTTTCTTCCTTTAGAATCGGTCTTAACCTCTACATTGTTAAAAGTAGAAGTAAACAAGTCCGTATTAGTAGCCATAGTTTGCTGTAAACGCATTCTATTAGCCACAACCATAACCCAATATAGGATTTGATTTAATGTAAAATCAGCATCATCAAAAGCAGCATTAAAGCTCTTATCTAGGTCATATATTACATATCTATACGTCATCTTACATTACGCTTAATAGTTGTTGAATATCTTGAGATGTAACACCATAGATGTTAGTCTGATCACCTTGTTTGTAGGCAATATAGTTTAAAGCTTTATCAAATAACAATTGGAATACACTGTTAGGGAATTCTATGTTTTCAGACAAAGAAGTAATTGGTGATGGTTTTTTAGCCCAGAACACAGTAATCTTGCCATTAATGATGGAAGGTCTCACCTCTAATTCAGCAGAATTAACTCCTGAGTTAACTCCTTCATAATTAAAAGGAGACATATAAGCATATAGTTTTAGAGCATCACATATCTGATCTCCGTCATATCCTGCTTCAAATGGGTTGTTTGTGTTGGTTGACCATTCTTCCACATTCAATCTTTTGCAAGAATCAGAAGATGCTAAATGACGAAGATTGCTTAAAAAGTAACTTTTCGTCACATCTGGAGTAGGAACAGGTGGATACCCTGCAATAACAGATGTTGTTGGATTAGCATAGACGCCTAAAATTGTCCATACTTCACTAGGGAATACGTTTAGGGAAACTCTAGAGGTGTTCGTTGTTTGGAACACCCCTGAGTATGCTAAGTCCCTAAAGAACTCTTCCCCTAATTTATCTTCACCATAAGCAGCATTCACTACGTTTGTCAACCATTTGACAGATGCATTAATGGCAGGAATATAATCTAAATCATCAAGATAATGATCAGAGTTCTCCGCATCTAGTGCGAAAGCCATTTGGTTACGTAGATCCTGTGCTAGTATCATGGTTAATTAATAATTGTTTTTTCAGTAATAACTCGGTTTGTACCACGCTCCAAGCTAGATTGCTTCAAGCTACCGTACAATAATTGGTCTTGCTGCTTTTTAGCACGCTCTGCCGTTAATTCAACAAGCTGTCTACGCATAGCCTCAGGGCTTTGAGTAACAGATAAACCTTCTTGTTGGATACGAGCAATAATTTGCATATCAGAAAGACGCGAAATAGACTGTTGAGCCTCCATCATTTTCTGTGCCCAAGTAGAGTCTACCGCCATAGCTGATGTCATATTCTCAAAGAATGCGATACCATATTGACTGTGGTTACGTAGGTATTCAACTTCTGATGCAGAATTCACCTTGATAGATGATACAGAAATAACTTGAACGTCACGGTTACGCTTGCGCTTTGTACGAACCAATGGCTTGAATTTGATTGCACCATGCGGAGGTAAAGTTTCTACACCACGTTTCTTATCACCGTGAATAGAGAAGTTCATAGAGAACGCAAAGAATACAACAGGTTGCTCTAACCAATCCTCTTTAAGTTCCTCAACATATTGTAAGTCAGAGTCAATTGTTTTTTGAGCTTCTGCTGTCTTAAGTTTATTGATTTGACTTGTGAACTTATTGAGTAATTTCTCCTCAAGCTCTTTCATCATTTTTTCAACCAAGGAAACAGGAAGTGCTTCTTCTTTCTTCTCTACAACAACTTGCTCCTCTTTCATCTCTTGTGCGTTAAGCTCCTCAAATACTGTAGTTTCAGTTTCAGGAGTAACGTCTTTTACTTTTTTTACTGGCATAATTAAAAAATTAAAGTTTTAAAAGAGGGGAGACCGAAGCCTCCCCATCTAGTAGTAGTTAACAGATATTACATATTAACGTCAAGGTATGCACAAGCAAGTGGGTTGTGGAATTTCACACCCATGTTGCAGTCTACCCATACGTCACCGTAACGCTTAGGAACACCATCCTCTAATTTGAGGGTGTCACCTGAACGCTCACCCCAAAGTTGAGTACGCTTGATGTTTTTCATATCAAGAAGTACAATACGATTCTCGAAAGAACCTGGGAATGATGCCTTATCTTCGAAACGCTTGAATGGAACGAGAACGATACGTGAAGAACCAAGATTGATTTCTTTCAAGTTCAACAATGCGATCTCATCGTTAGGAGCGTAACGAGTAAGTTCTTCTTTGTAAGCCAAAGAAAGTGCACGGTGCATACGTGGAGTCATAAACGCCATACGAGCTTGACCGTAGTCACCATATTCAGAAGACAATACGATATCTTCGAATGCATCTACCAAAGTTGCAGTAGTTGCAACAGCGTTAGGAGCACCAGCTTCTACCATAGCAGAGAATACACCACCTGTAGTTTTAGCAGGAGTACCGTCAGCAGTGATGATTTCACCTTTTTGACCAGTCCAGAATGCGTTAGAAAGGTCGATACGGTGTTGGTTGAACATTGCGTTACGTTCCATTTCAAGGAAGTTAGAGGTAGTACCCATAGTCTTCAACTTGTGAAGCTCAACTTCAGAGTAACGGATAGCTTTGTTGAACAACTGAACGTAGTTTACACGCTCAATTGTAGAAGCACGGAAGTACTGAGCGAAACCGTCAGAACCATCGTGGTCAACAGAAGATACGTTAGCAAGGATGTCATCCGCTGAAACAGCAGGAAGAGTATCGCCATTGTAAGGAGATACAGTTACAGTCAACAAAGAAGTGTCAACAGAAATCACACTACCTTTTTGTCCGTTAGGATAAGAGATAATTGTGTTGCTTGAAATGTTGTCTGTAGAGGTAACAGAAATTGTTTGAGTTGTAGGCCAAGAAACAGCAGCAGAAGAAGCTGTAGCTACAAGCGGCTCACGCTGGTAACCCATCTCTTGGTAGAAGAATTCGTCAGAGTTTACTTGCTCTGCCGCTACCATGTTCAACAATTTAAGATCCATGAACTGCTGAGGAGCAGCATCAAAGATTGCACGGTTAGTCAACTTTTGTACGAGTAACGAGATATCGTGACCATACAAAGCTGCATACTCAGATCCTACGGAGTTGTAGTTCTGGTTGGTGAACTTAACGTTCGGTTCATTATACAAAGCCATTTTGCTTCAGTTTAAAAATTTACAATTAATTTACTATGCGTATGGATCTCCTTTAAATAAACCACTCAAGTGTTGTGCCGCCTGAGGAACTTGTCCTTGGTTCGGACCTGAAGCTTTCTGCTTACGCAATTGCTTCGGACTTGAATCGACTATCTTTTGGTTAGCCATACTTTCACCTTGACGCTGGGCAATCTTCTTGACGGATTCGAGCATCTTCTTGCCGTACATAGCATAAGCAACTAATTCAGCTGCGTCTTCTTTGTATGTACCATCGGCATTCATGAAAAGATTATCTGCTTTCCCCTCAACCAATATGCTCCGGATCTTAGAGACCTCGGACTTACTGAAGTTAGGGTAAGCCTTACTTAGATTTTCAACGGAAAGGAGTGCCGTCTTCTTCAGATTCTCTTGTTCGTTCCTCTGACGATTTAGGAAGTCCTCACGCTCTTTCTCTAATGCTTTTTTGTCATCGACAAATAACCTTTTTGCTGAATTCGCTAGAAGCTTTATCCTATTTTCATACTCAGACTCAGAAATATCTCCGTTCTCAAGTTCGGAATTTATCTCATCGTACTGCTCATCAAAATAATGCTGGACAAGGCTTTCAGGATCTTGATTTTTAAAATCACCCGAAAAGTCCAGTCTTTGAGTCATAGTCAAAGCTTTCGTGTAGTCCTCACCTGATGCCCACATCTCAATAGATGCACGCAAATCCATTGGCAAAGCCTGCAAGTCAGCAGTTAACGCTTCGTACTCACGCTTTAATTCAGAACCCTCTTGGGCTTGACTTCTCCACGTTTCAACAGATGAAAAGAACTTAGACGCATCATTCACGCCATAACGACTAGAGATAAGGTCAATCATCTCCTTCGGTGGCTCAAAATTAAGTTTAATTTCTTTTGCCTTTTTTGGAGTTGACATAATTCCGAAGATGTCATCGTCAGAACCCTGTGGCTCTTCACTATCATCTTCTTCCTCTTCGTCCTCATCTTCCTCATCGTTTTGAGGTGCTTGACTACTTGCCTGTAAGCTAGACATCAAGTCTTTATACTCCTGAGAGTTTGCGAAGCTAGGGTCCATTCCGGCCAAAGCTTCAATTTGTCGAAGTTGTTCCTGCATCCCTGGATCTAGTTCCGCAACAGCTGGGCTGTCAAAGATATCCTGAGAGACATTCTGAACTTCTTTTTCGAAGTTGGTATCGCTCATACTTTACTTTATTTGTTCAAAAATAATCATTTATTGCAAACCTTGCATTTTAATTATATCTCTTTCTGTTTTAGCTCCTTCTTTTAAAGCTACCTTTTCCATTTCTTGCTGATGAGCTAAGTCTTGCATCTCAAGTTGCTTCTGCTCTTGATCCTGTTCAGCTTGTTGTAACTGACTAATCATATCCGCCTGTGCGGCACGACCTTGAATCATTCCTTCATTCGAAGCCTTATCTGCTTGTTGTTGAGCCATTAATTTATCTCTTTGGAATCTTCTTAATGCATCTGCAACTAATTCAGGTGTAGCACGATTAAACAAATTAGCAAAAGTAATCTGATCAATCATACCTGCTTGAAGCAATGTGAACAATAATTGATTTGCTGCATTGATTCCTTGCTCAGGTGTTTCTGAACGCTTAATAAAGATTCTGTAGTCCTGTAGTAAATGGTCTTTTGTAATTTCAATTCTACCTAGACCATCATCTCCAACCATCATAGCAAGTTTACGTGGATTGTCGTGATAGATAGCCTTACCAACTGTAGCCATATGCTCGTATGCCTGACGCAAGATAGATGTTAATGCCCAATAGAACGGCTCTTGCACTAATGAACCACGTTGAATCTGAGCTTCAACTACACCAACTAATACATCTCCACCACCTTGAGTACCCGTCATAGCCTCATTCACACCTGTAACATCCTGAATAGATTGCTGTACAGCCTGAATAACTTGGAACATCTGTAGCGTTCCAGGACCAATGTTTGTACCATAAGTACCAATAGCATTCTGCACTGATCCAACACGGTCAGTATCTACGAAGATTGGTTTAGATGAATTAATGTTTCTTGTAATATCAGCCTCTCCATCTCTATCGTCAACAGCTGACTTAGAGATAACAGTGCCGCTACCACGCATATTTGCCATCTGAGACTCGATGACTGATATAGTACGGTTAAGGAACCTTTGTGGATCAATAACGTCATCTAATGGCGTTAAAACCTCTCCACGGTCATATACCCAAGTGTAACACTTATAAGGGAAACGAACATTTGCAGGATCATAAAGATTTTTCTCTTGGTAAGGCATAATTCCGTACTCAAGTACAATATCTCCATAGCCAATCTCCTCTTGAGGAATCATAATGCAGTAGCGAAGAATATCTACATAGATAGTTTGTTTCTTCTTGTTACCCATTTCCTCTTTGTGCTTTTCAGTCTGAGGCTCAATTAGGTCTTTATCAGTATACTTAGAAGTTGGATCGTTAACCATGGTGTAGTAAGGATAACCATACTCATCCATAACCCACCCGTATTCTTTCTTCTCTACATCTTTCCAATATACTTCGTAAGTAGGAACCTTTCCGCCTGGGATGGTATAGATTCCGTTTACAATTTTGTGCATATTGTTTTGATTCGTGTGATTTGAGTAGTTCTCAATTGCCTCACGCTCATCATTTGTTAGGTGTGGATACTTCTCAAAGATAGATGGGCTATCCATGTAGTACCATTCACCCATAAACTCAGCATCAGTTAAATCAGGCTTCTTAGCAGACATATCCCACAAAAAGAATAGTGGGTTAATAGCTTCTGCCATATAATTTTCACCTGATTCATAACCCTTGTAGATACCTAATCCACAAAGAGCTAGGTTACGAGTAATTTGTGTTTTTAACTCATCAATGTTAACTTCATTTGCAATGAACTCAATGAGATTATTAATATCCTTTTCGTAATTCTCAACAAAAGTATTGTAGAACAACTCTTCTGTTTCCATTTCAGTATCAAGAACAGGATTATTTTCTTGAATAATTTCTTTTAAGAAAGGCATTGACTCAGCAACCTTTTGTAAGGATTTAAGTCTTTTAAGTTCCTGCTCACGCTTGTTGATTACAAAATCAGATACGCAGTTGGCACGAGCATCGTATGATAAACGAATAGCATTACCAACGTACTGCTGTACCATTGGTTTGATAACGTTCTTTGTCCATTTGAGTCGGTTACGGACATCTCCTGACTCATCCAAAAAGAATGCTTCGATGTCTTCTTCGAAGATCCATTGACCATCCTGACCTTTAAAGAATGACCAGTTGATCAAGCACTTATTGATATATCTGCGATAAATATAGTTGCTCATAATAGCAAGACAATACTTCGCATATTCTTTGTGGTAGTCCTTATCCTTTTTTCCTTGTAGCTTATTAGGTCTAAGTCTACCTGTGCTGAACATATAACTCATATCACTTCAATACATCATTAATTTTAACAAGCACTTGCTTCCTAGTCTTTTTGTCTACAGTCTTGGCTCCATATGCTGACTCTAAGTTTTTAATCATACCCGGTAGCTCATCATTAACCTTGACAACTAAGTCAGTGTACTTTTTCTTTTCATCAATGTCCATGGCCGCAAGTGTTTGAGAGTCAAGGACAATCATTTCGTTCAATATTTCAAACATATACTGCGTCATTAACTTTGCCCTCAACCTGTACTCAGGATTGAATGACTCCATTTTTCTGACGGCATTGACGATATAGTCAGGAAGTTCCCCTCTGATAATCTCGCCAAGGTCTTTTCGGATATGATAATCTCTGCCGTAAGTTAACTCTAGGGCTTTTGACAACCTTTCCTTTTTGCTTAGTCTGTAAATTGGACTTGTTCTATTTCCAAGTAACCAACTAAGTCTTACCTCTTTTGCTTTAAGTCCTTTAAACTCGTCTATCTCAGCTAACTCAGGGTACTCTAACCTCAGATCGTTTTCTGTTTCTAGCCCGAATAGAACTAATTCAACTTCTTTTTCAGCCATAAAAGTAATAAAAAAATAGGGTAGACAATTTAATGCCTACCCTACAAAGATAATTAAAATTTAATTATACAGCTGGACAACCCAAGAAGTCAGCAACAGGTGTATAAGAACCGTTCAAGATTGAAGTCAATTTTGTAACAGTTGCAGCAGTACCAGCGTCAGCAGCATTCAAGTATACCAAAGCAGTAACTGGCTTAGAAACCTCAAGACCATTAACTAGGTTTGTGCGGATTTCTTTGCGGTAAATGATTTGGTAAGTTTGGTAAAGAGCAGCAGTAACCAAAGAAGCATTGTTGATCTGAGCAAGAACTTGTGATGGAGTTCCAGCAGGAGATACCCATGCAGTAGAATCAGTTACAGTAGCACCAACAGGAGCAACTACGTTCAATCCACCAAAACCTGCATTGTCAGCTGTGATACGAACAGTTGTACTACCAGTTACAACAGCAGAAAAATAAGCGTTAACGTCAGCGTTGATTTCAGCAGCAAATAATGTAGCCAATTCAGCAGCAGTTGGAGTAGCATCTACACCAGCAGTGTAAGTACGAGCTTGGAATGTAGCGTTAGTTTCAACACCACCACTGAAGAAAGCTTGAGCGTAAGGAGCAGAAACAGTCAATGAATAAAGACCGTTTGGAACCAAAGCAGCAGCAGACAACTGAACATCAACTACGTTTGCAGTACCAACAGTACCAGCAGTGTAGCGGAAACCAAGAAGGTCAGAAGCTTTAACGATCAAAGCGTTAGCGCCTGATTCGTCTTTAATTGTCAAACGACCAGAAGCCAAAACTACGTCTGTAGCAGCAACTGGAGTGTTTAGTAACAATGCAGAATCAGCATTGATTACCGGAAGTTTAAAAGTAATTGCCATTTTAAATAAAATTATACACCGACCTAAGTCTGTGTGGTTAAAAAATAACCATGCACCGTGCATAGTACTCGGCAAATATATGCAAAAAATTTATAAAAAATTTTGGGTTTGGGTTTCTTTCTTTTTCTTTTTGATTAAGTATATGTGAGTATATACGTAGTATATACGAATATATAGTTAATCTTTTCTTTTCTCTTTTTCTTTTTTTGCTTCTTTTTTTCTTTTTCTCTTTTCTTATTTTTCTTTTTCTTTCTTTAATTTTTTTTCACTTAAAATTTGGTGGATAGAAAAAAGGTTCGTAGGTTTGTACCGAGACTAGCACCTCAGCATTTTCTTCATAAAGGTTTTTCTACCCCCTGTTTTCCTGCTAGTCTTACGGGGGGTTATTTTTTAGACATGAATAATTTCAAAGTAGTTTGCGTTAACGATTCAGGAATGCCAAGTACATTTCCTAAATCATCTTGGATTAAGAAGGGTTCAGTTTACACAGTTGTAGATGCGGCAAAGTTGGCAAGACAGCATATGGTTCTTGGGTATAAACTTGCTGAGATAGAAATGCCATCAAACTCTCCGTATGAATATTTTCTAGCCAATAGATTTCGTCCGTATTCTGAAGATGATGCTATTGCTGAGAAATTAGTTGAGGAATTAATTGAAGAATTAGAGTTACAGAATGTTTGAGATATTTGAAAAATTAGATAAGTTCAATGGGATTGTATTCCATGAGGACGAGCATAAGTACCTGTATGATGGTGTTGAGTGTATGTCTGTAACCACCATGATTAAAAACTTTGAGCCTATATTCAATCAGGAGCTCATGGCAAGCCTATACGCAAAGAAGCATGGCTTAGAGATGTTCGAGGTCCTTAAGAGCTGGGAAAACGTCAGAGATCGATCCGCATTAGTAGGAACAGAGATACACAAGTACGCAGAGATGCGGTTCAATCAGAAATGCTATACGCCTGATCATACTCATCTAATCCCCGTAAATTTAATGGGAATGGTGGAAGATTTTTACTCTATGGCTAAGGGTAGACTTATTCCTGTAAAAATGGAATGGGTTGTAGGAGATAAAGAAAGAGGTATTTGTGGAATGATTGACAAGTTATTCTATAACGTCAGAGCTAAAGAGCTTCAGATATGGGACTACAAGACTAGCAAGAAGATTGATTCAAAATCAATTTACAACAAGAAGATGTCAGGGCCAATTACGCATCTAGAATCATGTGAGCTCGTCAAATATAGTCTTCAGTTAGGCGTGTATAAAAAAATAATTGAGAAAAATTGTCAAATTAAATTAGGTAATTCCTATATTTGTTGGTTAAATGAAGTGAATGAGAGCTTTAAGGTCATTGAAACACTTGATTTAAGTAATGAAGTAGACCTAATTTGGAATGCCTATGAGCACATCTAGTGCCTATTCAAGCAACAAACTTAAACAAGTTTTAGAAAATAAGACTCAGCACTTTATCCTCAAATCTTTCGTATATCCTGCATTTGAATATCATCGAAAGAAATCAGAATATCATCTATACTGGATTAACATGAATAAAGGAGTATTCGAAGAGTATCCTAAGTACAAGAATATGTCCTGCAAGATGTTAAACAAAAAAGAAATGAAATTGTTTCTTTCTATTTTAGATGATTACCATCAAGCCGTAAATAATAAATACGGAATAGTTTGGGAAAATAAAAAACTAGGCCTCGATAAAGACCTAGTTCATATTAAAAATCATTAGTATACTATTAAGATTTTAAATAATCAATCATATCATTGACATTCTCGTATGAGTTACCGCCAATAGTAATGCTAGTATCTATAAATATATAACCTTGATCGGTCTCAACAACACATTGAGTGTCATTGTATACATCTACTTTAGTTTTTAATTCATATTGTTTTGAATTCATCTCGAATCCTCCACTAATTTTTTCTATATTAATCATGGATTTCTAGTTTTGAAAATGAAACTTGACAGGTAGCTGTAGTAGATGCGGCTCCAACTGCTAATAAAATATAATTGTCTACTGATGGATTAAAGGATACCAATGATATAGATCCACTAGTGGATGATTCTAAATCAGTAGTAGACGCAAATGAAGGATCAATAATTTCTAAATTTGATGATTTATAATTTATAAATCTCTGAGCATTTGTTTTGTATGATTTTGACGATGTTCCAGCTGTTATAGTACCCAATAATGATGCGCCTGAAATTGAATTTACAGTATTTTTATAAATATAGCAATAAAATAATGTTGTGTTTGCATCATTTTTTACAGCTCTAAATAAAAGCTCCATTACGGCACTTGTTGTAATTGTATTTGCGGGAATCAATATAGAGTTAGATATTTCAATTGTATTGACGTTTACTATACTTGTTCCTCCTGTCGCATTTAAATAAAATGGTCCAGATGGAGTAACATTATTTGCAGCAGTAACTAAGTCGTTAATATCCTCTACAATATATTTTTCATTGGTGCTTTGACCAAATCCTTTTAATTGAGAACGTTGTTGAATAGGCATGATTACTTATTTTTTAATGTTTCTACTTCAGCAGCTAATTCTTGAATAGCTTTTACTAAGATAGGAAGAAGTTTACCGTAAGAAGCTTCAAGTTTTTCAGGATTCTCATCATAAACAAGTTTTAATACATCAGCCATTTCAGCATCTTCTTGAGCAGCTTTTAAATCTTGTGCAATAAATCCAAAATCAGCAACATTGTGTTTTCCGTTTTCATCACGGTCATCCCATACGAATTCAACTGGACGAAGACCTTTTACGAACTCAAGACCAACGCTAAGGTCAGCAACATCTTTTTTATCACGCGCATCAGACAATGATGTGATTGATGTTACGGCACAACGAAGAACATTATGACTTACATTTCCTAAAGTAATAGAGTTTGAAGTTGATGTGGTTGCAGGAAGAGATTGATTACCAATAGCAACGTTATTTGAACCTGAACCAGCATTGTTACCTGCGCTATTACCAATATAAACATTCAAATCACCTGTAACAGATTGACCAGCTAAATTTCCTACAAATGTATTTGCTAATCCAGTACAGTTAACACCTGAGCTATTACCAACAAATACACCTAAGCCATTTGTAGCATATCTACCTGCTCTATATCCAATAAATGTATTGGCTGTATTTGTATTTCCTTCTCCAGCTCTATCTCCAACCAATGTGGAAATAGTTGCAGCATTTGCAACAGCAAAACCACTAGTTAATTGAATTGTTCCGCTTGATGGAGTAGAACAAATAATTCCATTTACTGTAACTAAATCGGAACCACCTGTAAATGGTTCAATAATATCTACGTTAATCTGACTCATGATTATTTTTTTATAAAATTATAAAATATTTAAAGTTGTTCCTGTTGGAATAGTTAAAGTTGCACCCATTAATAATGGACCTGTGTAATTAATTGTAGCGCCAGCAGGAAGAGTAATGTCTTCTGTAATAGCCCCTACGATTGTAAAGCCATTGGCCCAAATACTTGAACCTAAAACTTCTTGACCTCCTCCTTCATTAAGCTCAGTAACAATATCATGAATATCTTCTACAATGTACTTTTCGTTAGTACTCTGACCAAAGCCTTTAAGTTGAGATCGTTGTTGAATGGGCATAGCTAATTATTTTATAGCAAAGATAATTGTTTTTAGTTCAGGATTTTTAAGATGCGACCTGTGCGCTTATCCACCTTAGCCAACTTCATTCGATAGTTCGTTTCTTTTGACTGTACATACTTGGTGACTACGTGTGTTTCCTTGTCCTGTGACTTGATATTCTCAGGTTCATACCTTGCGTGCGACTGCGCATTGATATATGCAAATCCAATAGCAAAGATGGCATCATCATAATCATACCTGGTATCCGCTGCTTGGTATCTAGTTTGGCGGTGGCTAGTCGAGCTCTTCAAATCTTTCTCCACGAAGGTCTTCAGCTGCTCCCAGATCCACGGAACGTCTATATTGATGCCGTAGGCATCAATCATTTCCTCGACTTTTGCAATAATCCTCGGTGCTGTGTTAGCTTTGTTGGAAATGCCGAACCATTTCCCACCATAAGTTTGAAAATATTCGGGTAACTGCGTGTTTGCGGTGAATTTATTCTTAAATCCGTGTATCTCTTGGAAGTCTACGTGCATATCACCAATGTTATTCTCCACTAGTTCCTTTACGCCACCTCTTTTCTGCTGATCATAGTACAGACTTTGCAAAAGTACCTGTAGGTAGGTATACTTAAACTTGCGATCCCTATGGAATACTACAGAAGAAACGGAATTAGTAAGTGAATCCCATATGGCACTACACATCATGGAGTGACCTGTCTCTGAGTTGATGGGGTCAGTCCCTTGATACCAGCGATTCTTCCATATTTCACCGTTTGGTGGGTGATGTACGATCATTGCGGTGGTGGATACGTCTTCTCTACCTGATGTATTGATCCATCTAGCGCCTGTAATGCGATATTCGGTGATTAGGTCGGGTGTTGGCTGCGACATATCCATAATAGGCTCGAAGTAACCGTACTCTATGGGTGTATCTTTACCGTATATCTCGCTTAATCTTTGATTACAATAATGAATCGGAACGAGCGTTCTTGCTTTTCGCAGGAACATATCGTCAATTGTGATAGGATAATGCTGGTGGAACTGAACTTTGGCAACTTCTCCTTTCTTGGTTCCTTCCAATGCAAGGTATGCTTTACGTTCGTTGTTGATGTGTTCGTCTGTGACTCCTCTTCGTGCATAGGCGTTGAAGAATAATGGTATGATTCCATACTCGTAGTTTTTATCCCTCCACTGACTGAGTGCCATCTTGAACTCCGCTTCGAATACCGAGCCCCCTTTGTCCATTTCACCTCCTGTACCCCACGCTAAGAACTGCTGTTGCATGGTCATTTTGCCAGTTTCCGGGTTGTACTTAAATAAAGCAGGTCGACCTTCACGCATCATTTCACCGAATATGTCGAATAGACCAATCTCATCGATGAATACTGCCGATGGCGAACCCCCGTTGATTGCATCTACCTGAGGACTATCTACTTGAAAGCGAGATGCACCACCTTCGTCACGACCTTTCTTATCACCCTTCTTATCGAATGACATCACCTGGTCTGTCCAGTTCTTTACGTCCTGAGCAATGTAGTCAGGAATCTTAGTGTAGGTCCACTTTACTTTATCTCGGAAGATCTCGACCCCTTTATCTTTGGAGTGAGTAACGAATTTAATGAAGTAGGACTTATTAAGGTTTACTCTTTTCATCCCTGCAAGACACATCGTAGTGGTAAAACCAATTTGTCGGGCTTTACCTATCATCATGGAGTATCCGCAGTCGAATAAGAATAGGAGTACTTTCTGTGCATCCCACGCCTGATAGCGCAGCATACCGTTTTCGGCTTTATCTTCTTTAATGAAACCGTACTTGTTACAGAAGTATAGTGTGTTGTCGTTACATTTCTGTATCTCTGTGGCTAGCCAGTTGTATTGATCTTCTTCGTTGTCGAAGTCGGTTAACATGGTATCATCCTGTAACCAAATCCTAGCTTGTTCGCAGTATAAATCAAAAGGCTTAAAACTTATCTTGTTCTGCCAGCCGCTGTTGATGCTATCAATCCAATCTACGAATGGTTTTGGATAATCAAATTCAGCGTGTGTAGGCTTCCAGTCTGTGGTAAGTATTGGCCTTCGAGCTATACCGTCTTGTGATTGACGCATATAGCAAGTGGAATTAATAGTTCTTCATTCCTTTTTTCATTGCAGGCTTGGTAGATTTACCTTTAGGCATCTTTTCCATTTTAGCCTCGCCTTTAGCCATTGCTTTTTCAATAGCTTTTCCGATTTTCTTTTTCATCATTGATTTCATAACAAATAATTTAATTAATCACAATACTTTTTGTCTTTGGTATTCTTGAACATTAGCTTAAATCCAGGTTTACAAGCACAAGACATATCTTCCTTAAGGCTATTTGGCGATGCCGGACGGCCTTCTACACGGCCTTTATCTGTATAGCTTCCATTCATCTTAGGGTTGGATGCCCAGTATTTATCTCCTTTCATATAAATGTATTTGTCACAAATATACAAATAATTAAAACAAAAAATAAGGGGGCTATTACACCCCCTTACCGATCAAAACAACAGATACAAACAAAAAACAAGAGTTCAAATATAACAATTATATTGGAAATTTAATACTATCGATTGATTTTTCTGTTCTATCAGTATTATTTTTTTTATCTATTGTCCTTCTGGTGTCTATGATAAGTATTCTACTGCCAATTGGTTTAACTGGTGCTCCACGTTCAACGTGCCATCCTTTAGATCCATCACCAAACTCTTCTTTGTAGGTGCCGGTAATCATAAGGTGAATTTGCTTTTGCTTACTTGACCACCCATTTGCAACTGAATGATCGATGGTATCTCTAGCAATATTGGTGCATTTATTCTCGTGGATATGTCCCATTGAGAAAACCTCAAAATCCTCATACATTTCTAGGGCACGAGTAAGATTGATTTCACCACGGGTCACTATTCCCCCTCCTCCATTTCCATGGAAATATCGCACTTTGGTAGAGATTCTAGTTCCAGGTCTAGTAGTCTGATTGATTACAATCCATCCTCCGTAACCTCCGGTTTGAACGTTAGTATGGTTTTTGTAATTAAGCAGGTCAACAAAGCGCTGAAGTACATCTGTCTCATGGCGTTTAAGTATTGCGGTTTCGTGGTTGCCATATCCGACAACAGTAATTAGGTGTGCGTATGGGGTGAAGAAATCTACGGCTGTTTCTATGATTGAATCTAGGTAGCGAACGTTGTTATGTTCAGGGCGGATGTCGGACTTGGTACCTCTTGGATCCCATTTACCCTGCATAAGGCAGAAGGTATCTCCGTTGAACATCATCGGAATAGATTCTCTAAGGCAGTAATCTAAATCTCTTTTGAGTAGTGTCCAATCGCATTTAGGATTATCCCAGTGGATATCGCTAAACATAGCGAGTTTAAATTTAGTTCCTTCAACTTTAATTTCGTGAATGTTTTTTGAGTGTCTGATTAATTCCATTTAGTCGTTATTTGAGTACTGCTCATCTAGCTCCTCATTTCGTTGAGGCATACGATCAAATTCTTTTACACAGTAGAAGAGCTTCTTAATTGTTCCTTTGTAAAAGTATATAGGGTTAACCATATAGGTTCGTCTATTTTTTTCGATGGTAAATCTAATAATATCTTTGGCACAAAGTTCTTTGATGCTACTCATTACAAACTTCATATTCATATCCGTTAGCTGTTGGATATCACGCAAACTGTAATTTTTCAAAGTATTACCGTATCCCATCTGCTGTGTCATAAATCGCAACATACGATTAGCCGAAGGCTTAACTTGGTTCATAATGGTAAGTGACTCAGTGAAGGTAATCATGTACCTCATCTTTTTCCTACGCAATAAGTTCGCAATGACGTCATCCGCCTGCGCATTGTACCCTTCAGCAATAGGAACGAACTCTCCCTTTTGATTCTTGTAGTACAGATCCAGTCCCTTTACTTTTTGATTTATCACCCTGTCGGCCTCCAGCAGAATTAAGTCGAATACTATGTTGTTCATTTCTTAGATTGTAAATTACGATCCACAATAAGTGAATCCACATTAAGTTTAATTTTCTTCAGATGCGATATCGTCTGCTTATGTCGGGTATGCTCATAGAATATTAATCCATTTAGAGCCCTCCCAAATTCAGTAACACTCATATCACCCTTCATCTTATTACAATCTCCGCAGGCAGGTACTTTATTTGCATTACTCAACTTACCCCCTCTACTCTTCGGAACCAAATGATCTACGGTACGACTGTAATCATCAAGCGTGCACTTACAATAAGCACATACACTTAAGTCTACTCCACTTTTACTTATCATGTTGCAAATATATAAATTATATTTAAGAAAACAAGCACTTTGTATGCACTTCTGTCAGAACAACTTGTGTATACTTTTTCACATACTAACTTATTAGTAATCAATAACTTACAAATACACTCTATATACTGTTTATCTCTACATGATCCTAACAGAATATCATTGATGCCCATAAATAAGTAATTAGGTGTACGCAGTACTCCTGATTGATTATTGCCGGGATAGTATCAGCCTGTATACTAATCATTTATTTCTATCCACACGTCTGGTACTTGGTCAGTACTACTACCCCTCCCACTTGTATAAGGCTATACCCTTACTAATTTACTTTAATATCAGGTTATGCCCTGAAAAGTATCTGTGTTTTTTAGTCAACACCTATGGTTTGCTCAAAAAGTATCTGTGTTTTTTAGGGACTTATACGCCTTACCGGCACCCCTCCCCATTCCGTACCGAAAACGAAGCCCTGAACTACCTCATTTTCAGTTAGTTAACTATCTTTTATTCAAGCCTTACTTCACCTTGTTTAGTTGGGCTTTTCCTTTGTTATAATTAGGCTTTTTATATGGCTAATATAGACCTACTATAAACCTATTTTTACACCTAATTTGTGCCAAAAATGTATACAATTTGTTCAGTTTATTTCACGTTAATTTGCCTCAATTTTGCCTAAATTTTACCTATTTCCAGTATTTTGCTCATTTCAGAAATCCCTTATTTTTCAAGGGTTTCAGACGTTTTGGATAAATTTTTTCAAACTTTTTTATTGTTAATCCAAATATAGTTTGTAAGTTAGCCTTGTTCAAACGAGAACGCAATACACTTGACATACGGGCTACATGATAACGCAAGTTAATAAGGGCTTCGGGCTTAGTCTCAATTGAGAATAGTTGCAATTGCAACATAAAGCATAACCGAACGGAAGTAATAAGGCAACTTCCTAATCCTTTCAAGGCACTTGCAATTATATAGACCAAACGACAAAGGCGTAACCTAATTAGCAAATAGGTAGCAACAATACGCAAATGTAGGAGCAACAAGCAAAAACTTCTAATCTTTTTCCGAATTAAAAAAGGGCAAAGGATAAATAAATAGACAACTGCATAAATGGAGCAGGGCAAAGGTTCAAAAAGGCATTAAGACAATTTGAAATAACTAATTGTTTTGTAGGTTCGAGTCCTACTGAACCGCTAATCTTTAATTAATAACCAATAAAAACCAAAACAAATGAAAGCAACACAAAACAAAACAGCGAAAAAAGTAACAACTACTAAAATTGTAGAGGCTACAAAATTGTCAACATTTGACAAAAAAATGATGCGTTTAGACGCGTTAAAAACTAAGCAACAAAGTGAAGGGCTTAATTTAGCCGAACTCAAAAGTTTAGTGAATACCTTAATTATGCTCGAGGACAAGAGTCCGAGTGCAGTCTATAACCGATTGAACAAGGCACAAGGCGAAATTGCCGATAATGTCAAATTAGTATTAGGCAAAAGCAAAATGCCGTCTTACATTGAATTTTTAGCGGAAATTACAAAGAAGCCAAAAGCATTGTACTCAACTTGGGACGGCATCAACGTACTTGCAAGATTCAACAAATTAGCCGTAACAAAAACAAAAGTTGAGGCACAAAACAAAAAGACTGCCGCAATCTAAGGTTAACTGATGAGTCCTAAATGGACGAAACTCCAGGGGGTGTACTATATTGGTGCATCCCCTTTCTTTTATGAGTCTTAACCAATAAATACATACCACAAATGAAAGCACTATTTATTTTAATGTTGGCAATCATGATGACATCAATTGCCTTATTGTGTGCCGCAATTATTAGCGGAGATTTAGTAACATTCGCCTTTAGCACAGGACTATCAATCGTATCCGTATTAGGAGCGTGCGTAAGCGCAGGAGTATTAGACGATAGAAGAGTATAAACCACAAAAACAGAGAACAAATGAGAGTACAAATTAACAAAATGTGGGAAGAACAAAAAGAATTCCTACAAGACAGCAACAAATGTAGTGTGTTCCTATGCAATCCAGGGGAGATCTATGGGCAATGGATTCACATAAACAAGTACGTAAAACTTAAAGAGTTGGTACGTAAGTACAAAAGTAATATTCAAGAAGTAACATACCAAAGAGACGAGGATTATATGGTTTATTATCAAATAGAAAGACCATGAGTGCAGGAGAAATTATATACCTGTCAATAGTACTCAACATATTATTGACACTTAAATTACTATCGAAGAAATAACATTCTGTTGTGGTAGATAGAGAAGAAAGGCGTGTCTTAACTGATGCGCCTATTTCTTTTCCCATCACTGTCAACGCAAACTTTTTAAAATAAAACAACGTGAGAAAACTAATTACAATTATGATTATCGCAATGGTTGCGGTATCATGTGGCACATCAAAACAATGTCACACCAAGGGATACTATGTATCAAAGTCAATTAAGAAAGCACAACAAAAACCAAGACAATGAAACACTGGAAATTAACTGTACTCACATGGGATGGGTGCGAAGTAGATAGCACAAAAGTATCTGCAAATAATAGAGAAGAAGCGGTAAAGACTGCCCGGCAAATAATGCAATGGCAAGGTATATCAAATAAGTACACACTAAAACTAATAAAATGAAGACAGCAGTAGAATGGTTAGCTGAACAAGTCAATTCAGCAAAATGGAAATTCGCAGACGTTACTGACAGGAATTCGATTATCGAACAAGCCAAAGAAATGGAGAAGGAGCAAATGATTGATTTAGCATATCAAGTTAAACACTCATCATATTTTATTGAGTATTCAAAAGAAACTCCTGATAAAATAGTTAACGATTACTACAACAATACATTCAAGAAATGAAACTACCACAATTAGAAATCAAAGTAAAGCGTAAGAAAGGTGACGGGATTACCTATTCAGTACGCACAAGCAAAGATGCAGCACAATTCTTTCGCACCGTATTCGATGCAGATACATTACTATGGACAGAGGAAAGCGCTATGATTATCCTAAACTTTGCCAATGAGGTAATAGGATACAGCAAGATATCAAGCGGAGGTACACACGCAACGATAATAGATTCAAAAGTAGTCTTTACCAAGGTGCTATTATCAGGTGGTCATGCCATTATCCTGGCGCACAATCACCCATCAGGACAACTCAGACCAAGTGAACAAGACATACAAATGACTAAAGACTTGGTAAAAGGTGGAAACATACTCGGCATAAGGGTACTTGACCATATCATTCTAACGGAAAAAAGCCACACATCTATGGCAGATGAGGGCTTCATTTAATAAATAAAAAAAAACAAAATGAAACAATCTGAATTCTTTAAAAAATATAGTCATCTACTACACAAAGTATCAAATGACAATTACGAGTATGGTGAATTCTTAATACTTCATCCAGAAGAAATACAAATAGCAAATGACCTAAGTAAAAAAGGATTTGATATAGTATCCGTACATGAATCAGAAGATGGGGATAATAATATAGATTTTGAAAAACCATTTGACTACGGAAATCAACCATTCAAAATTGGATATTACGCAATAACTAAACACAAATAAAAATGAAAAGACCATTAACAAACGAAGACCTGTTCAAAAACCTATTGAACTTTAGTCCATATGGTGGACTATGTCAATCTTTTATCGTGCAAGGACTCAGGTACTATTGCCAAGAGGTCATTGCTGAAAAAGAAAATCTGATTAAATCTGAAGAAGATATGATGATTGAAGGCAAGATACCTATCCTATCTAATAAAACATGGGTAGCTATAGCAGAAGACATAGCTGAACGTATGGATATGTTCTATGATGATAAGAGTATAAAAAAACTTAAATACGAATAACAATGGTAAGGATGAAACAATACCACGAGTTGACAATCCATGAGAAGCTGCAACTTAAACAATACGCAATTGACATCAGAGGCAAGAGATGGCACGCTCCAAAACCAAACTTTCTATCGTGCTGGAATGAGCTACAAATTTGGTGGGTCATTGGCGATAACTACAATAATGAAATTGATGCCATGCTAGAAAAAGATTACGGATTTAAAAAGAATCTATCATGAAAACATTTAAGATTGGAGAGTCATGCATGGGTGGTATCATCAAGGCAGACAATAAGAAAGGAGTAATGCATATTCAAGTACTTGATTGGTACACAAAAGACGTACTGCGTAATTGGAAATGCACTGACCAAATGGAAGCATATGAGTGTCTCACAGAGGTAACTACTCACTACTATGCAGATAAAGTATTAAACTATTTAATTAAATAACTATGGGACGATATTATTCAGGGGACATCAACGGAAAATTTTGGTTCGGTGTCCAAGCAAGTAATTCGGCTGACCGCTTTGGGTCAGTAGGTCATGCACACTACATTGAGTATTACTTTAGTGAGGATAACCTACATGAGGTAGAGGAAGAGATTGCCAAGATTGAGGATACACTCGGTGATAAGGTTTCAATTATCGACAACTTCTTCATATCAATTCGTGAGTCAGGAAAAATTAGTTATGGCGACCATGAGTTAAAAGACTTAGGCATCAATGATGATGACCTCAGTGAGTACGCTGACCTTAGATTAGGTAAACAAATTAGAGATTGTATTAAAGAGAGTGGCGAGTGTTCATTCACCGCTGAATTATAAACCAATAAATATATATACCATGAACAACAACGTAAAAAAATTAGAAGAATTAATGATTGAATTAGAATCATTACACAACACTGTGTACACATTGCGAGCAGATATTGGAGATGCTATCAATTCCGCAAAGGAAGAGCAGAACAAACCAGTAGGTAAGTATGAGCTGTCTGACGTAGTAAAAGAAACCATTGTGCAGTTACTCGACAGGTTTATTGACAGGAATGTATTCGATAGCCTTGACACATCATATCAAAAGAATGTATATGGTGGTGGTATTGACATTGACGTCACATTCGACCTACAAGAGATTGTGTCCGATCAATTAGATTCATCACATAGAATGGCTAACAGTTTCCTTGATGAACTAATCAAAGAATTAGATAACTTAAAAGAAGAAGAAGATGAAGCTACTGAGTCCGGGGAGCAGCAACACCAAGACTGCTAAGAACCCCATCAAAAGTTACATCATGCATCTCTCACCATACAAGCAGAATAGCTATGGTAAGAATGTATGTGGTCACGCATCAGTAGGATGTGCTACGGCTTGCCTTAACTCGGCAGGTCGTGGTGCATTCTCTAATGTACAAAATGCCAGAATACGCAAGACTGATTACTTCCTATCGGATACGTCAGCTTTCCTCTCTCAGCTTTGGGGAGAACTTATCACTGTCAACAAAAAAAATGCAGAAGTTGCCGTGAGACTGAATGGTACTTCCGACATTGACTTTCTTGGATTACTTAAACTAAAGCTTAATGCAGACGCACTTAATACGTTGACTAACATTAAGTTCTATGATTACACCAAGAATCTAAAGCGTGCAATACAATACCTGGGCACTGATTATCACTTGACATTTTCAAGGTCAGAGACCAATGATTTAGAATGTATTGAGTATCTTAGATTGGGAGGAAATGTAGCTGTAGTATTCGATACGTTACCCGATACATGGAATGGATTCCGTGTGGTAAGTGGAGACGAAGATGACCTCAGGTACACCGATGAGCGAGGAGTTGTTGTAGGCCTCGTTGCAAAGGGTAAAGCAAAGAAAGATACAACGGGATTTGTTATTAACCACACCGCATTAGGTGTATAAAATTATCTACCATGGCTAATTATTGTTCAAACAACGTAACCTTTACGGGTAAAAAGGAAGACATTGAAACGCTTTATCAGCGATTTCAGAAATACAACGAATGCGAATACTTTACTCACTTTGCTGAAATGGTATTGGGTAAACCATTATCGCTAGTAGATGACAAATTCGATGGGTATGCGTACGGTACAAAGTGGTGGGACTTTGATATAAGATTAGGCGAGGATGAATTAACCATATCAGGAGATAGCGCTTGGGCTCCACCATTGCAATTAATCGCACAGATTACAAAAGTATTTGATGTAGAAGCGTATGGTGATTACTATGAATGCGGAATGGATTTCGCTGGAGATTACAGTGCACACGATGGTGTATTAGATGACAACGAGATGACCTGCTTTGAGTATGATCTATTGTGTGACAAAGATTACGCCATTGAAAGACTGATAGAAGACATCAATGATGAGACGTATGACCTTGAATATGTAGAAGATGCGTTCAAGAAACATCTTACTGATGATGAATGGAATCAAGTATTAACTGAAACAAAAAACAATGGATAAACCAATCAAAGAACACATCAAAGAATCATTAGTAAACTATGTAGCTAATGCGTGGGCTGATGGATACGGTCAACTCAAAACAATGGACGTTTACAGAGTCTTTGGAGAACGAACTAAGGAAGCTCTTGAATACCTAAAGGAAGACCCAATCGTAAGAGTTAGCACATATGGTGATAGATACGGTACATACCATGGCATTGGAGGTATACATGACATTCAAGATGAGTTAACAAGAGCACAGTGCAACGAGGCATGGGCTAACAATAAGAGTAGAACTAGAAATTTAAACCAATGGTAAGAGTATTTTTTGAGAGAGGTGGCTACGCTGAGTTAGTCGCTGTGTTTATGGATGAGTACACATACAAAGATTGTGTGCCGGCATTAGAGCGCCTATGTAAGGACATGGGCTTCGATAAGTTAACTGAGAGTATTGAGTACTCACAAGAAACTGAAATGTTAATTAGAGTAATTGAAAAGTTATGACAGTACAAGAAGCAATTGAGGTATTACGTAGAGATGGTTACTACGTAGGTAATATGTGGCATCGAGATGATGTAACTGAAAAATTTCACTGCACCGATGAAGAAGCAGATGAGATATTAGACAATGCGTTAAACAGTGATTGGATATGTGAACGCATACAGGATGCAATCTTTGATGAAGGACATCAAATGGAGTTAGAACTTAAAGAAGATTACTTGTGAGAATATGTGATGCAACAGGTGAGCGCATGACCAGTGGGTATGTCGTTGACCACTTTGATACACTGCTACACTTCAGTGATGAGAAACATTTAATTGCGCATCTACGCACACTTGAATGGATTGATGCTGATGGTAATGAGGTACAACTAGATGATGATCGAGACCTGCTTGATTACTTCTATGCAGAGGAGTACTTCTATTACACAACCTTTGATGATGAAGATGAATATGAGGAGATTTGAGAACCTGCTATATCTATTCGCTGGAACTGCAATAGGTATGCTATTAGCTGCAACGCTGTATGAAAAAGAAATAGAAAGAATCTACAGTATTGTAGAGATACCAAAAACTAGCGACAGGACTGACTGCGCTAATGATTATGAAAAAGGTTATTACGAACACTTAATTAAAACAAAATGAAAAGAGTATTTGACGATGATACACGTAAGTATCTATTAAGAACAATTATCGACTGTGAATTTGCTCCACTTAAAAAAGGAGATTCAGAAACAATTGTAGACTTATCATTCGAAGATGATGAAGAGTTAGTATACACTATATGTGAAATAGCACATGCTTTATCACATAAACTAAATGATTTAATTAACCTAAGACAACAATAATGAGTAGAGAATTCGAATACCTAGTAGGTAAAAAGATATCAGGTGTAAGGTACATGACTGATCAAGAAGCTAATGACTTTGGCTTCTACAAGAAACCATTAGTAATTGTATTTGAGGGTGGAGACTTTATGATTCCAGTAACAGATGACGAATGCAATGATGGTGGCGCAGCACTATTCTTTGTGCGAGAAAGAAACGGATATAAAGAAACATTAATCTATACAACATGAGTACATACCACATATTCTACACACGTAAAGACAAGTTACCAACAGGTATAAATATCTCTGCAATAAATGAGATAGATGCAATAACGAAGTTTGCTTCTGAGCATCAATACGATGAAATAATATACATTGCTAAACAAGAAACGTTATGGTCACTTCAGAAGATGTAATACAAGTAGCCGAGTATCTACAAATAGAGATAGATCAAGGCATAATCAATGAGGTACTCAGAAGATATTCAGAGTACGCAATTGGAGACTACATAGAGGATAGATTTAGAGCAATCGAAATTATACTATATGGAATTATATTGTAAATTAGAGTATGAAAATCATAGACATACTACTCCAAAGACTACCTGAGAAATATGTTGACCTAATCGTTAGCAACATGGATGATTTCAATGTAGCGTACAATGAAGAAGGTACGCTTGCATCAGTAGAACTCATGACGCTATTTGATTGGGAACAGTCCAGGGAAGGCTATGACTTTTGGAATGATGTGTATCTATACTTAATCGGAGAATCAGAACTACCACAGCTGCCAATAGATATTATATACAGCCCATCTACAGTATTAGTAATGAAAGATGGAATGTACGTTATGAATTCAGGAGGATCCGGTATATGCATTAGATATGAAATCATTATGCATGAGTTAAAGAACTCAAATAAAAGAGCTAGCGATCAGGTTTACGCATGGCTTAATTAAAATTTTTCACTATCAAATTTTTTTATTTCAAAATGTTTCATACATTTGTCATGTCGAATCCACACTTCGATATCTAAGTTTAGAATTATATCATGGTAGATATATATAGACCCTAGTCGAGTGTGGAAAGCGGCTAGGGTTTTTTTATTCCCTATTACATAATAGGTGTTGTATACCATTGAACATCTTTACCAAAAACAATGTCTCACAATGAACGCTTGTTCGATAAATAAAATCTCGCTCTGTCTGAACGCTTGACAACGAGTGCTGCATACTGAAAGGTAAAAGAACAAGTGAACCAAGAAGCCTATAATAAATAGCTAAGGTCGCAGAGGGAAGTGTCATTGGTGGGAGTATCTCTATTCAATTAAGAGATTTAAGTGCTGTGTGGTATATGCAGTATAAAAGCGAAGCTATAAATAAAAGAGTATGAAATTAAGAATCTTATTAGCCTGCGAAGAAAGTCAAGCAGTAACAAAACAATTCAGAGCATTAGGTCACGAAGCATATAGTTGTGATATACTTCCTGAATCAGGTGGTCATCCTGAATGGCATCTACAGCAAGATGTAACAGAACTATTAGAAAAACAATGGGATTTAATCATAGCGTTCCCACCCTGCACCTATTTGACTGTAACTGGAAACAGATGGTTCAATGTAGAAAAGTATGGCGATAAAGCACTGAAAAGAATTGAAGATAGAAAAGATGCTATCAACTTCTTTATGTTATTTGCTAATGCCAATGCTGATTATATCGCTATAGAAAACCCTGTTGGTATAATGAGTACTGAATGGCGTAAACCTAATCAGATAATTAACCCATTTCAATTCGGAGATCCATTCGAAAAGAAAACGTGTTTATGGTTAAAAGGATTGCCTGAACTAATACCAACGAGTGTTGTAGAGCCTGCCCCTCGTAAGTTCTTCGAAAGTGGTAAATCAATGCCTTCTTGGTATGCTGAATGCTGGCACCTGCCATCTGATGAAAGGTCAAAGATGCGGTCAAAGACATTTCCGGGTATAGCTGAGGCAATGGCAAAGCAATGGTCAGAACACATCATTAAAACTAAAACAAATGGAAACTAAATTAGAAAGATTAAGTGCTGAACAAATAGTGTTCAACTTATCATTTATGTTTGTAAAGCAGAACCTACATCCTATGACTGTGTATAGATGCGCAACTGAATGTGGTCATCAAATCATTGAAGCATTTCATAGACAAGGCTTAGAAGTACCTCAAGAATATCTCGATGCTACAGCGATGTTGTTCATTAGATTAGAAGAGACACTTGCTAAGTACAAAGATGAATTGTTTGACGATGAACTTTATTAAGTACACCATATCATGGATCAGTCAGAACTTAGCTATTCCATTCTGGTCCATCGGACATATACACCTTATGACTACAGTCTATCAAGACATACACGAGGTTATCATGTCAATGGGTATGAACATCATAGTAGCGGTAGGATTTATTATTGACTATAAAAAATCAAAAGAATGACACCGAAAGAAAAAGCTAAAGAATTAATATTAAAAAATTTGCGTGTTAATCATGGCTTTAATGTACATATTGCAAGGCAATGCGCATTGATTGCAGTTAATGAAGTAATTGAGGCTTTACACGAGCATCATTGGCAAAATAGACTAATAATAGATTATTGGGAAGAAGTAAAACACGAATTAGAAAATTATGGATAATTGGAATAAAGCTTGGGAAGAAGCAATGAGAAAAAGATTTAACGATGGCGTAGAGAAGTTGTATGCTAGCGTTAGCCACGGAAAGATTAGTAACGGATACCTTGACCTTATGAACGCACCTGAGAAGCCTGTAAAAGTAGAAACCATTACTGATCCTGTAATCGAAATCCTCAAGCAAAAGTTTGATGAGCGTAGCCAAGCAGGAATCAATAAGTATGGCACAACACTAGCTGATAATAACCACGATGATTTCCTGATGCACTTGCTAGAGGAACAGATGGACAGCTGTGCCTATCTAATGAAATTAATCTTAGATAGAAGAGGATATGATTTACCTGAAATTAAATAAATTTTTTGGTAAATAAAACTTTAATTGTTACATTTGTAGCAAATCAAATAACTTATGAACAAAAAGAAAGGTATTCGAGACCTTATGAAATCGAAGCGATACAGTGCTGTGCACCTCAAAGAAGCTCTAATTGAACGTAATGTTCCTGGCAATTGGGAAACGTATCAGAATGTTTACAACTTAATGTCCGGTAGAACTCCTCGTGATTCTTATGCCTTCATTGTAATTGCGGATATGCTTGATGAAGATTTAAGAAACATCCTAATGAGATACTCTACTGTACAGGAAGATGTAATGATTAATGTAAGAAAAGAATTAGAAGAAGATTTTAACTGGTAATTATGAGCGAAGAAAAATTAGTATCATTCCATATGGATGTATCAGACAACAACTTTAAAATGGAATTAACAGGTAAGCAAAGTGATGTATTAGCTGCATTCTTGTACGCTATGGGTGAAGAACCTGGGCTATATCAATTAATGAAGATGGCATCATCTATCTACGAATCTCAAGAGTACAAAGATGAATTCAGTAATCAAAAAACAAAGGGTGATGCTTAGTAAAAGATTCTATGAAATACTTGGATATTCAATCGGAATATTAATCTTAATACTATTAAACAAATGAACTTACAAGAACTAACAAGACCACTAGATATTAGTGACATCGACTTTAGAGTACAGTCAATTAATAACGGTGGCTATGCTACAGTATTAGCATACAAGAGCGCACGTGTTGACATGGCACGATTAGATGCTGCTGTTGGACCATTAGGTTGGCAACGCAAGCATGAGTTTATTAACGGCAAGTTGTTCTGCCACGTAGGCCTATGGAACGATGCGTGTGGTGAATGGACTTGGAAATCTGACGTAGGTACTGAGTCAATGACTGAAGCAGCCAAGGGCGAATCTTCTGACTCATTCAAGCGTGCTTGTTTCAATTGGGGTATTGGACGTGAGTTGTATGACTATCCTTTAATCTCTGTCAAGCTTAATGACAATGAGTGGTCAAAGGATGGTGGTCGACCTAAGCAGACATACAACCTTAAGATCCGTGATTGGACATGGTACTCTGAGTTCACTGATGGTCGTGTATCATTCCTTGCTGCTAAGGATGAGAATGGTAAGCTACGATTTAAGTGGGGTGAGATGAAACCTAAGGAAGTTGAGCCTGAGTTCAAGCCTGCTGCTGCACCTGTAGAAGTACAACCTGATCCACAGCCTACTCCGGTACAAGTTGACGATGAAGCTAACGTGAAGGGTATACTCAAGCCACAAGCTGATGAAGAAAATGATACTGAGCGTGATGCATTAATTTCTGAGTACAATCAGCTATATGGTAAGAATCCTGATAAACGCATGAAGAATGAGACAATTAAGAAAGCTATCCAGGATAAAGTAGATGAGATACTTGATGAGGGCTTGACTGAAGAAGAAGTTGAAGAGGAAACTATCTCTGATTACTTTGATCAGGTAAAGTCAATTACTGATCCTAAGCAGTTCATTCAATGGGCTAAAGATACGGTAGCTAAGTTCCCTGATGCGCCACAAGAACACGTAGATATGTTCAAAGAACTATGTAATGCTCACTACAAATCTATTATGTAATGGTTGATATCTTTAAAGAAGATAGCACAGGAATGGTTATAGCCTTGGATAATTTGTCTAAGGCTAACCTTTCTAATATAGCTAACGAAATCGTAAAGACCTCTATTGATGGAGGATACGAAGACCCAATTGAAGCTTACGTTAAAGCTAAGGGTGTCGCAGAAATTGCTGATCAAATCATGAACGGACTAAAGCACTATGCTATTCAGGATGCGTATAAGTTTGATAAAGATCAGAAAGTATTAGGTTGCTCTGTTGTTGTTAAGAATACTCCTACTACCTATGACTACTCCCATAACGATGAATGGTCTGAAATAAATGACCAAATCGCACAGCTTAAGGAACGTCAGAAAGAAATCGAGAAGCAGATGATTCAGGCTATGTCAGTTGCCCAGTTGATTGATAACGATGGCGTAGTAGTTGAGCCTGCTGTGATTAAGAAGAGTGGATCAGAGACAATACAAATCACAATACCTAAGTAATGAAAACAGCAGTAGAATGGTTGGAAGAAATGCTTACTATTAGTTTAGGTGAGCACCATATGAGTCTTTTTATAAATGAGTTTAATAAGGCTAAGAAAATGGAGAAGGAGCAGATAGAAGATGCTTGGGACAATGGATGTGGATATTTGCAAGAAAATTCACAACAATACTACACCGAAACCTTTAAACAAGAACAATGATACTATCAATAACAGCTCTTATAGCAAGCATATTAGCATTATCTTATCAGATATACACCAATCGTAAGCAAGATAGAAAGTGGGATGAGTATTTTGAGAATGAGAGAAATCTAAGAAAAAATAGACTCATAAAAATGATGCAAGACGATGCTAAAGATGGTTTATACCAAGATGATGAAATAGTAATCAAAAACAAAATCAAAGGAAGTGTATTAATTAAACCGAAAGAATAATGAATTACGAAAACTACTACCGATTATTACACCTGTTAGCAGGAATAACTATTGGCTATTTAATTTTTACACTATGAAAAAACGAAACGAAGAACGAGAGTTTTACGCTGCATTAGGTACAATGATACTCATTACCGTAATCAGCATTGCGTTAGTTATTCACGCTATATTTGAACTATGGAAGTAAGCAAAGGAGTTAAAGAAAATGTCTTGATACAAATCAAAGAATTGAATGATGACATCAATCAAATCAACAAAGACATAAAGAATTTACAGGCTAAGAGAGAGACCAGGAAAGAAAAGATAAAGGCTCTCATTTTGATATTAAGTAATCAATTAGAACTAGACATTGAATAACATGGCTGAAGAACAACAAATAAAACTAGACACCGTTCACTTGCTGAGAGCAGTAATGAAAGTATCATCTGCATTGAATGACCTTGATGAGATTGTATACCGCAAGAAGTACTATAAGTTCAGATTCAAGCAGTACGCAGCCAAGTGGGCAGTGCTAATGGAAATGCATACAAAGGAATTGATGAAGTCTCTACTCGAAGAGGACCATACCTTGTTGCAAGAGATATACAACTCTATTGAGGATGGTTCTACTGGAATCAGCGCAGGCGAAAATAAGACCTCGTTAATTCTATTCTATGCTAAGTTGAAGAGTGCAATAAATGACATCAATAAGATGGATGAGCACAAAGGAACATTCTATCCGGTGTTTATTGATCTACATACTAAAGTTGTTATCGAACACATGGAGAAACAATACGGTGACATTATCAACATGAAAGATGTAGATGATAAAGGCGTAGAAGAAATTATTAAGTTTTTTGATAGTCTAGGCGAAACAATAATGACATACGACAAATGAGTTGGGAAGATTGGTTAGTAAACAATGGACACATAGATGGTACTAGCGTACATGATAGGCTACTCGAAATGGTGGTTAGTTCATATGACATCAGAAATAAAAGCAGGAAGCAAGAACTTATAGATAGAAAGCATTTTGTTGTACTATGGTGGAAGAAAAACAATAAGTATCT